TAGAATTGAATATCACCCTCAATAAATGGTTTCACTTGAAAGAAAATTGGTTCTTGATTTTTTAATGTTAAAACAATATCTTGTCCTTTTTTTCTGTCATTTACATCACCCGAACAATGTTCGTATAGTTGATAAGTAATTCCTTCTTCATCAGGATTTAAGTTGTACACTTCACGTATTGTTTTTTTAGCGAAGGTTTCATTTTCCTTTCCAATAATTATCGTACCTAAATTTGGTGCAACTAATCTTTCGGTATACATACCATCGTTAGAGAATAAATCGTACGCATGTTCTGTAACCCAAGTCTTCAGGTCTTCTTTACCTTCAGTTTCCTCCATCCAAATTTGTTGGATAAGGGATTTTACTCTACTGTTGGTATCAAATCTATTGATAATGGACCACTGACTTGTACCACCATGTTTTTTTTCTGAGAAATCACCACCTAAAATACCAAGATCGGTGGAGCACTTTTTAGTTTGTAGTCTACCAATACAACCATTTTTATATTGTTGATTGTAGCACCCAACGTATTGTGAGTGAATTAACTCTCTGATTTGTTTTGGTGTTAATGGGAATGTATTTGTTGACCTCGCTTCCTTTAATATTTTTTTAACATCAACAGATTCTTTGATGTTTTTCTTTTCTGTTCTTGATTTGTAAAGTTCCTCGACAAACTCCCAATTTACATGATCCCAAAATTTAGAAATGTATTCATCTCTTTTGTTTTGGTATTTTAGATAATAAGCATGTTCCCAAACATCAAGACCTAAAATCGGATAACCACCACCTTTAACAACATCCATTAGTGGATTGTCTTGATTAGGTGTTGACATAATTTTTAATTTATTACTCTTATCTAAAACTAACCAAGCCCAACCAGATCCAAATCTTGTTTTAGCCGTTTCGTTAAACTCATCCTTAAGTTTTTTAATATTACCAAAATCTTCCTTAATTTTTTTAGAGATTTCCCCTTTAGGTATTTGTTTCTTAGGGGATAACATTTTCCAAAACAATGCGTGATTAAAAGCACCACCACCATTATTTCTTACCGTATCATCAAACTTACTTATTGATTTAATAATTTCTTCTAAACTCATTTCACCCTCTTTCTTTTTAAGAGCGTTGTTAAGTTTTTTAACATAACCTTTGTAATGTTTGTTGTAATGTATATCCATAGTTTTTGGATCAACAAACTTTCTCAATGCCGAATAAGAATAAGGTAGATCTTCAATACCAATTCTTTTCATCTCCGTTAATATTTCTTTACGGAGACCGTGAACTTCGGTTAATAATAATTGTTCTTGAATTAAACCTATTTTCTTATCAATACCTTTTGACTCATATATTTTTTCATCAAGATCAGGATTATCTTTTTCAAACATCTTCATTAGTTTTCCAGCTTCAGCATTTGCCTCATCTTCATTTTTACCACCGATGTTTGGACCGTGTTCCCTCTTCAATACCTTTCTTTGATATTCGTGAACCCATTCATGTGCCAAAGTTCTAAGAATGTCTCTATTCATTCTACCTTTAGTTAAGATCTTAAGTAGGCTTTCATCATTTCTACTTCCAGTGGTCATACCACCAACTCTTTTGGGTAAGAATGCAATTTTGAATTCAGTTTTAAGGGGGAATTCTTTTTGTAGGAAATTACAGAACTTATCTACAAGTTCTTTGTTTTTCTTATATTCCTTATCAACATACGATATTGAGACTTTCATTAAACATAAATATTCGCATTTATGAAAGATTAGTTTCTTTTGTTAATTAAGGTTAAAATGTCTTCCACAACATCCGCAGAGTTAAAGTTGATTTCATCACCCATTACCGTACTAATAACTTTTTTCTTAGCATTAAGTATGTCATAAATTGCGGCTTCTATGGTGTTATCAAATATTGGATAATAAACTAATACATTAGATTTTTGTCCGTAACGATATGCCCTGTCTTCGGCTTGTGCGTGTTCTGCTGGTACAAAAGATAAGTCATTCATAATTACAACTTCGGCCGAAGTTAATGTTAAACCAACACCCGCAGCTTTAAGGTTCCCAACAAATACTCTTACTTTTTCGTCATTTTGAAATTGGTCAACAGCTTGTTGTCTTACCGAGTTAGAACAACTTCCATCTAAATAAACGGCTTGTTTTCCGAAATGTTGATAGATACTTTGAAGTGTGTCTGTAAAGTTGGTGAAGATAATGACCTTTTTACCTTGTTCCAAAATGTTCTCAGCGAATTCAATCGTTTGGTTTACTTTTTCATTTGCAATTACTTTTCTAACCTTCATTAGTTTTGAGAACTGAACAGTAAGTGATTTTGATTCATCAGGATTTTTATCGTACCAATCATAATATTCTCCCATCAAATTTTCATACTCTTTGGATTGTAATCTTAGATATACTGGTGTGATAATTTTATCAGGTAAGTCTAACACATCTTCTTTTAATCTTCTTAATATTTGTTTTGATGTTCTATCTCTTAACTCCTCAAGGTTAGATGCTCCTGTTACGTTCCAAACTTTACGTTTACCTGCCGTGAATTGATAACCTTGACAATATCTAATCGCGTAAGCCATCCAATTTTGAGCAACAGGACTTTCGATTAGGTTTAACAGGTTGTAATAATTCATCGGTCTTGATGTCATCGGTGTTCCTGTTAATAACCACGCTCTGTTAACACTTTTAACAAAATGATTTATTATTTTTGTTCTCTGAGCTTGGGGATTTGATACCATGTGTGCTTCATCTAAAATAACCAAATCAAAATTTCCTTTGGTTAATAAAGACTCAGGTTTGTTTTTTACATCATAAAAGTTTTTTAGGATGTCGTAGTTTACAATAACAAAATCATGTTCGGTTGAAAATTTCTTTCCTTCTGCAATAAAAACAGGTCTATCTGAATAATTTGCAATTTCTCTTTGCCAATTTATCTTTAAAGATGCCGGACAAATAATTAGGATTTTTTTAGATCCTGTTTCTAACGCTGCAATGATTGTTGAAGTTGTTTTACCAAGACCCATGTCATCAGCAAGTATAAATCTTTTCGATCCAGTTAATTTTTCTATTGCGATTTTTTGGTGTTCTAACGGAGGTCTGTGACCATACTTGGAGTAATCAACCTGTACTTCACTTACGTTATGACTTTTAATTAGCGCTGATTTAGGAACCCAAAATTCAGACAAAGGATCTTTATCGAAGAACTTACCCCAAACGTGGTAAGATTTTTCTTTTTCCACCAAAAGTTTTTCAATATAAATTTTTTCAGGAGTTTCTAACAGGTATCTTTCTTCCGCAAATTTTTTGGAGAAGTACGTATCTAAATCAACCCACTTTCTTGCCACCTTTGGTTTAACATCGTAATAATCTATAATATAATCAGATTGAGATCTTGTCGGGTAGAATTTTTTATTTGATAACTTTTTTTGTTGGATATATAGTATATAGTTATTAGCCCCTGAATAACTATCAAGTAAGTCTAAAGCTCTATGTTCTTTTAGTTGTTGCGGATTTTCCAAAACTACTTTTAATTAAAAATAATAAATAAAAAGGTATTTATCAATAAAAGCGTATGCAAAGTAGAGTTCCGATAACAAGATTAGGTAAGTTTTTTGGTTCTGAAGATTTCGAATTAGAGGTCGACATGGGTCAAGAATGGTTAATTGGTGATATCAATTTTACTTGTGTTTTATACCGTATCGATAAAAGTAAAAATAAAGTTGATGACGTTTATGGTGAGGCTTTAGAAAACGGTATTAAATTTTTACCTCCTGTGGAATTCCAAGCTTATATTACAATTGCAACGCCTGAAAACAAAACTGTTGGGACATCAAAGTTATCGCAGTCCGAACCAGGTAATATTACGATTTCAGTATATAATAAAACTTTAGATGATTTGGACATTCAAATTAACTATGGTGATTACGTCGCTTATTATGATAGTGAGGATTTTGTTAGATACTACACAGTAGTTGATGATGGTCGTGTAATTTCAGATACTAAACATACATACAAAGGATACAAACCTTTCTATAGAACTGTCAAGGCGGCATACGTAACACCTAACGAATTTATGGGACTATAATATGGCATTACCAAAGATTAAAAAAACACTTCCATTAAAATATCCTAAAACTCTTTTACCAAGAAGAGAACAAATTAAGGATATGATTACTCAGGACGGTACATATCTTCCTAAGTCATTACTCCATGCGGATTTGGATCGTGGGTTTTTGGATTTTGTTAAGAACACATTGGAGTGTATTGTTGAGGGTAAAAAAGTCCCGACTGTTGATATATTATTAACGACTCAGAACTGGTCACAATTTGTTGAGACTTGGGATTTCCAAACTATCGACAACAACGTAGAACCCCCCTTCATTACAACGATTAGAACGCCTGAAGTAAAATATGGTAATAACCCTTCGGTAATGTACAACATACCAAACAGAAGGATGTTTTACTATATGAATGTACCTACATGGGATGGAAACAGAAATGGTATGGACATCTATAAAATACCTCAACCTGTACCTGTTGACATCAAATATACCGTAGCAATAGTTTGTAATAGAATGAGAGAGATCAACAAGTTCAATCAAATTGTAATGCAGACCTTTGCTTCAAGACAAGCGTATCAAGTTATTAAGGGCCATTACATTCCGATTATTAACGACGGAGTAAGTGATGAATCTGTCATGGATTTGGAAAAAAGAAAATACTACATTCAAAAATATGAATTCACAATGATGGGATTTTTATTAGATGAAGATGATTTTGAAGTTGCACCAGCAATCTCAAGGGTATTCCAAATGTATGAGGTTGATGCAAGTCCAAGTAAAAAACGTCAGAGAAAACCAATACCAAATCCACCACAAGAAGTTATCTTTTCATATCCAATAGATGTGAATGAGTACAGTCTAACTTTCGAATACACAGCAAACCTTTCAGTGGTAGATACTGATAATATGTCTGGATGGCAAATTTATATCAACGGTGATTTTTATGGTTACGACTCTGATATCATTCAGATTAACACGAATGACACTTTAAGGATAACTTCATCAAAAAATTGGGATGGGGCAGCAGCATCAATTACCTTATCGGTTGATCTACTTTAGTCTTCACCGTAGACATCTTTCTTTTCCTTGCATTTTTCTAAAATCAAATTCTCTAAAAACCTATACATTTTAATACCTCGTTTATCACAATACTTCTTTAGTACTGAGTGAACTTCAGAATCAATCTTTAAATTTTTTATCTTCTTGCTATCGTCATTCATAAGGTAGAAAAAAGGCAGAATAAAATCTTACCAAAATATAAATACTTTTTAATATGTAAAGTTTTTGTGGTTTGACGTAATATTTATTATTAAAATAAATGAATAAAACCGTAAAACTTTAACATGGCAACAAACAGTAAAGTATTTGTATCGCCAGGTGTGTACACCTCTGAAGTTGACCTAAGCTTTGTAGCACAAAGCGTGGGTGTAACAACATTGGGTATTGCTGGTGAGACACTGATAGGTCCAGCCTTCGAACCTATCTTTATTAGAAACTATGACGAGTTTACTACTTATTTTGGTGGTACTTCACCTGAAAAGTTTGTTAACACTCAGATACCTAAATACGAGGCAGGATATATTGCAAAAGCTTATCTCCAACAATCAAATCAATTATTTGTAACCAGAATCTTAGGATTGTCAGGTTATGATGCAGGACCATCTTGGTCAATAAGAACTGTAGCTAACGTAGATCCAACAACAATCGATCTATATTGTTTAAGTGCAGTTACCTCATCCGCAACTTGTGATACTACTTGTGTTACATTTAAAGAAGAGGATTACATTGTTACATTTACAGGTTGTACTGATGATATAACAAGTGTAGGATTTACAAGTGCGTTTCCAACAAACTTACAAAGCATTCTTACAGAAGAGTATCAGTTATTCAACGGGTCAACAAGTACAATTCAAGAAAACTTACAAACATTGGTTTTCGATATGATCACAGCAACTTCACCGGCAACTGAAGAATCGGAAACAATTTACTATTTTGGTTCAATCCCAACAACAGATTATTATAGTTTAGAATCTTTAGGTTATACTGCATCAACAAACGTATATAACGTACCTTCAGTATCTTTAGATTTTAACGATTTAACGGATGCTCAGAATGATCCTTGGTATTATTCATTATTTGATAATAATGGAAATAACGAATATTCAGGTGTTTCATTTACATCAATTGTAACAGGTTTAACTCAGATATCTTCATCTAGTACATGTGCATCTTTCTACAACTATAGTATTAGCGGAAATCCAGGTTCAATCAACTACACAACTCAAACAATCGATGTTTGTTTACCTTCAGGATTTACAGGTGCGTTAAGTGGTTTAGTAGCTAACTTTAGTGCTTGTACCACAGGAATTACAGTTGCTTCCGTTACACAAGTAAGTGGTGTTACGGCTAACAACTTTACATCAGGTAGTGTTGTTTACGCTTTAACATCACAAGATGGTACAGTTTCTACAACTTACACAGTTAACGTTTACACATATGATCCTTGTAATCTTTGTGTTTATTCAGGTAATTCAGGAACTCAGGATGTGGGTGGTATCACGACTTGTTATTCAGGTTCGGTAAATTTAGGTATGTATTTTTATACTGGTACTTCTTACTCTGATTACGACAACGTAGTTATTGGTACATTAAGATCAAGAGGTATATCAACATACGGACCTAATACTAGAAATCCGGCATGGGAAGTTACAGGTTTAACTAATGTTTCTTTAAGTATGACAGGTCAGTACGCAAATGCTTTGAAGAACCCTTATTCACCATTCGCAGTAAATGTAACAAATAAAGATGGTCAGAACTTCACGTTTGAAACGTCATTCCAATTGTCAAACTCAAATTATGTTACAAAAGTATTTGGTATAACTAACTTCCAAAAACCAAGATTAGAAACACCATTATTCTGTGAAGAAAGTTTCCAATCATTCTTAAACTTCGCGTATAACAAAGGTTATATTAGAGGATTAAATCCTGAATTGATCGAATTAGATTCAGCTCAAAGTGGGGATGTCAATTCAATCGGTTGGTATTTAGATAGATGGCAAACACCAAGTTCACCTTATGTTGTTTCAGAATTAAGAGGTAACAAAGTATTTGACCTATTTAGATTCTACACTGTATCCGATGGAGATGCTGCGAACACATTAATTAAAATATCAATTGCTGATATTTCATTCGCAAACTCAACATTTACGGTATTAGTTAGAGATTATTTTGACACAGATGCAAATCCTGTGGTTCTTGAGAAATTTACTAACTGTAGTATGAATCCGGCACAAAACAACTTTATTGGTGTTAAAATTGGTACATTAGATGGTGAATATACTTTAAATTCTAAATTCGTAATGGTTGAGATCAATGAGGATGCACCGGTAGATGCCGTACCTTGTGGGTTCAACGGATTTAATTTTAGACTATACGCAGGAGCAAGTTCACCTTTCCCAATCATTAAAGCAAGATACGATTTCCCTGGTGAAGTTATTTACAACCCACCATTTGGATTGAGTACTGGTAATGATAATGTGAATACAAGTCCTGGAGATAACATTAGAAGAACTTATCTTGGTATTTCAAACACTATTGGTTATGACTCAGCATACTATGAATATGTTGGTAAAAGAAACCCAATCGATAGTTGTAACATTGAGTCAACACCATTTAACTACAGATCACCTGGTTTCCACATGGATAAAAATGCCAGCGGTATTACTATCGGTAATGAATTTTCAACCGCAGGTCAACCAAGATTCGTAGTAGGTTCTGACCCATTCATTACAGATCCTGATAATCCAACTAACGTATATTACAGATTATTTGCTCGTAAATTTACGTTCTTGGTACAAGGAGGTTTTGACGGATGGGATATCTACAGAGAGTGGAGAACTAACACAAATGAATATGTGATCGGTAGAACAGGTTTCTTAAGAGGAGCGTGTCCATCAACAAGATACCCTAACGCAACAGGATGGGGAGCATTTAAACAAATCGCAATCAGTGATGGTACTACTGACTTCGCAAATACTGACTACTACGCTTACTTATTAGGTTATCAAACTTTCGCTAACCCTGAAGCTGTAAACATCAATGTATTTGTATCACCAGGTATTGACACAATGAATAATGATGATCTTGTTGAAGATGTTGTTAACATCATCGAGTTTGATAGAGCGGATTCACTTTACGTTGTTACAACAGCAGATTACAATCTGTATACACCAACAACAACAGGTGCCGACTTCTTTATCTACCCAACTGAAGCGGTTGATATATTAGAAGCAACCGGACTTGACTCTAACTATACGGCAACTTACTATCCTTGGGTATTAACTCGTGATACTGAAAACAATACCCAAATTTACATTCCAGCAACTGCGGAAGTAACAAGAAACTTAGCATTGACAGATAACATTGCTTATCCTTGGTTCGCAGCGGCGGGTTACACTCGTGGTATTGTAAATGCGGTTAAAGCACGTAAGAAGTTAACTCAAGAGGATAGAGATATTCTTTATACTGGAAGAATCAACCCAATCGCAACTTTCGCAGACGTAGGAACTGTAATTTGGGGTAACAAGACTCTTCAAATTAGAGAAAGTGCTCTTGATAGAATCAACGTAAGAAGATTACTATTACAAGCTCGTAAATTGATTTCAGCGGTATCTGTAAGATTATTGTTTGAACAAAACGACGCACAAGTAAGACAAGACTTCTTAAATGCGGTTAACCCAATCTTAGATGCGATCAGAAGAGATAGAGGTTTGTATGACTTTAGAGTAACGGTTTCAAGTGACCCTGAAGATATCGATAGAAACCAAATGACAGGTAAGATTTATATCAAACCAACTCGTTCATTAGAATTTATCGACATTACATTCTATATCACTCCAACAGGAGCGTCTTTTGATGATGTTTAATTAACTTAAAACAAAACGAAAAATAAAAGGTGTCAGAAATGGCACCTTTTTTTTATTCTAATATTTATATATATGAATTACAAAAATGTTTTTAGAGAAATTATTTCTGAGATTATTGATGATCAGATGAAACCAACGATGAAGTATTATGCTTTTGACTGGGACGACAATCTTATGTATATGCCAACAAAAATTTATTTAAAAGATGAAGATGATAAGGTTGTTGGTATGTCTACTGAAGATTTTGCAGAATATAGAACAGAGGTAGGTAAAGAACCTTTCGAATATGAAGGACACACTATTGTTGGTTTTGATGATAACCCCTTCAGAGACTTCAACGTTTTAGGAGACAAAGGTTTTTTAAGAGATGCAATGAAAGCCCCAACAGGACCTGCATGGAGTGACTTTGTTGAGGCGGTCAATAATGGATCCATATTTGCAATCGTCACAGCGAGAGGACACACCCCATCTATTCTTAAAAGTGCAATTTACAATCTAATTAAAAGAAATAAGCATGGTCTGAGTGAAAAAGAACTTGTTAAAAATTTAAGAAAATACAGAGAGTTAGCAGATGAAGATGATTTAACTGATGATGAGTTAGTTAGATCTTATTTAGATATGAACAAATATCATCCAGTAAGTTTCGGACAAGGATCTGCCGCCAATCCTGAACAATTAAAAGTAGATGCGATGAAAGAATTTATGACTTATGTTCAGAATTTATCAAGAAGGTTACAAGAAAAGGCGTTTATGAAAAACAAAATAAGTAATTATTTTATCCCATACATAGGTTTTTCAGATGACGACCTACGAAATGTACAGGCTATGAAGAGACATTTTGATGATGAATCTGGTTTAGATATTTATCATACTGGAGGAGGAAAGAAAACTAAATTTTAATTAAACTAGGGCCTAGTACAATATATTTCGAAAAAAAGTAGAAGTAAATAGAAAAAAAAATAATACGATATATTTATCATAAAAATAAAACAAAATTTAAAAAATAAGATATGGCTGATTTACTAATGAAAATGCCGATCCCTTACGAACCGAAAAGGGAAAACCGTTGGATCTTGAGATTCCCATCATCACTTGGTATTAACGAGTGGTATGTTGAGAGTACTGCAAGACCAAAATTGTCTATTACTTCAAAAGAAATTGAATTCTTAAATACGTCTACTTTTGTTGCAGGACGATTCAAGTGGGACCCACTTTCAGTTAAGTTCCGTGACCCAATCGGACCTTCAGCGTCACAAGCGGTTATGGAATGGATTCGTTTATGTGCGGAATCAGTAACAGGACGTATGGGTTATGCTGCGGGTTACAAAAAGAATGTTGACCTTGAAATGTTGGACCCAACGGGAGTAGTTGTTGAGAAATGGATTTTAGAGGGTACATTCCTTTTAGGATATGATGGTGGTTCATTAGCGTACAACTCAGATAATATTGCGGGTATCACTTGTCAAATGCAAATGGACAGATGTATCTTAGTATACTAATAAAAAAATAACGTATCATCGGAACCGTAGACTTTACAGTTTACGGTTTTTTTTTATCATATAAGTTGAAACATTATATACTATGGAACAAGATATCTATAACGCTGGACAAGCAGAATTTAATTTACCACATGACGTAGTATCACTTCCGTCTGATGGCCTATTTTACAAGAGTAAAAAAAGAAGTGTTAAAGTTGGTTATTTAACTGCCGCTGATGAGAATATCATTTCATCTATCGATAGGAAAAAAACAATTAACGAATCAATAGTTCTTCCTTTGTTACGAAACAGATTGTATGAAAGAGATTTGAGACCTGAAGAATTATTAGAAGGTGACACAGAGGCAATATTGATATTTTTGAGAAACACATCTTTTGGTTCTGAATATAGTGTTTCCGCGGTGGACCCACAGACAGGTGAATATTTTACCGCTGTTGTTGATTTAAGTGAATTAAATATTATTAAACCAAAACAAGAGCCAAATCAAGAAGGTTATTTTGAGGTTGAGTTACCTGTGTCAAAACATAAGGTTAAACTTAAATTATTAACTATGGGGGATAAGTTAGAAATTGAAAGAATTATTAGTTCCTATCCCTCAGAAAGAAATGCTCCCGTTGTAACAACAAGACTCATTAAAAATATTGTAGAATTAAATGGTTCTACAGACAGAGTTAAAATTTCGACTTTTGTTGAACAGATGCCAATCAAAGACTCCAAATTTGTAAGAAATTTTCTTATTGAAAATGAACCAAGATTAGATCTATCAAAAGAAATTATAGCCCCGTCAGGAGAAAAAGCAGTGGTAAACATTGCTTTTGGGGTGGAATTTTTTCGGCCTTTCTTCTAGTTACAGTGTAAGTCTAATCGACGAGTTTTACTATCTCGCCAAAATAATGAGAATGCAATATTCTGAATTCTTAAGCATGCCAACTTATGTGAGAAGATATATCATAGAAAAGATCATAGAATCTTCTAAAAACAATACTTAAAATATTTATCTTCAAAAGGATTAAATGGCAGCAACAATAGAACAATTAGAAAAAAGAGTAAAAACACTCGAATCAAGTTTAGCCGATGCTGTATCAAAAAATCAAGATTTAGAAGGTCAGTTATCTAAAAAAACTGTTGATGATGTTAAAGTTTCTGCCGATCAATATACCGCAATTGCCGATTCTCTATATAATATTCCTGAAATTGCAAAACAATTTGGTTCGGCGGTTATTGAATCCATAGGAGGTTTAACTAGAGGTATTGGTATATTAGAAGCTGAAGGAACCAAAATACAACAATCATTCGGTGTCTCAAGAGATAGGATTGAAGAATTCAAGACATTAATTGCGGATGTTGGACCTATATTAGCTCAAATGGGTATTTCAGAAAGTGAATTCGCGTCCACAATAACAAACATAACAGATAAATTAGGGACTGCTGCAAGTTTAGGTTCGGAAGCCGTTACTGAAATTGCTGCGGCAGCAAAAGTGACCGGACAAGATGTTGGGGCTTTAGCTGCTAACTTTAGAGAGGTTGGTATATCAATGTATGATGTTGGTGACAGAATGGCGGAAGTTACAAATTACGCAAGAAATGTGGGGGTACCAGTACAAGCAGTTGCTAAAGGTGTTACTGAGAATCTTGGAAAAATTAACTTATATAATTTTGAAGGAGGGGTACAAGGGCTTACCAAAATGGCAACTCAAGCCGCACGTCTTGGAGTTAGTATGAGTGATGTATTTAGAATTGCTGATGAATTATTCTCACCTGAAAAAGCAATTGATTATGCTGCATCTTTACAAAGATTAGGTGTTACTGCAAATGGGTTATTGGATCCATTAAAGGCGATGGATATGGCCCAAAATGATCCTGAAGCATTACAAAATGAAATTGTTAACTTAACTAAAGACTTTGTGAAGTTTAGTGAGGCGAACAATAAATTTGAAATTATGCCTGGTGCTCAAAGAAGAATGAGAGAAGTTGCATCAGCATTAAACATTGATGCTAGTGAATTTGCTAAAATGGGTATACAAGCCGCTGAATTTGACAGAAAGTTATCCCAAATTAAATTACCAAGTTTTGCTGATGATAAAGAGACAAAAGAACTTATTGCATCAATGTCCCAAATAAAAGACGGGGTTGCGACTGTAACAATTAAAAATATCCAAACTGGTAAGGTTGAATTGAAACAACCTGACCAATTAACACCTGAGGATATTGAAAAATTAAAACAATCACAAGATCAGAATAATAAAAGTATTGAGGAGATTGCGGTTGAACAATTAGATCAGGCGACGTTCACGAATAGTCAACTTGAGTCAATTAGACTCGGAGGTCAATTAGGTATGGCGTCTTTGGGTCCCGTACAAAGATTATTAGAAACCTCAAGGGAAACAACAAGAGGATCCGCTAGAGCGGCAACAACTGAATATACTGCAAGTAGAGTTCGTGAAACATTTACACCTGCAGCTAGAGTGGCTGAAGATGCTGTAATTTCCTTATTACAAAACAACGCTCAGGGTTTTGAAGAAGCGGTGGGAAAAATGGGAAGCGCTATAGATAATATCACTAAAAATATAGGTGAAGTTGCAACAAACGTGACAACTAAATTTGAATCCGCTATAGGGAGTGCTGGAAAACAATATGAACCGCTCATTCAAAAATTAGAATCTAAAAATGATATTAATGTTAATATGAGTGTTGATGTTAAAGGTGGTCAAAACGTACAGGTGTCTGACACTGAGTTATCAAAAAAAATATTAGAATTAATGGAAAACAATCCGGTAATAAGACAAACAATAAAAGAAGCTGCAGGGTCATCTCAATTAAGTATGAATCCTAATAAACCATAATAAAGTGTATTTATATTAAGACATGTCAGAAAGCACACTTTCATTTGGGAACTCAGAGTTTTTTAGAAAAAATCTTTTAACTAAAAATTTAGAACCGTATTCGGTTCAAGGGGTATTATCCACTAGACAACCTGCTGTAAATTATGAAACCAACTTATCGGTATATTCGGTAATTGATTCCCCAAACACATTTGTATCAACTAATACATTTGCTAACGCTCAATATCCATTAAACGTATTTGGACCTGAAGGGGGTTTTAATGAACCTATAGGTATAGGTCCACTATCATCATCACAATTACCAAATGGGTCCAATCAAGGACCTTACACTCAAGATTCAGCACAAATTGATTTATTAAACGAATTCTTTATTGACGCCGCTTATATTAAAAACATTTTTGGGCCATCTGGAGGGTATAAGGACTTAGTTATTATTACCGACATTCAAAACAATAATAGTATTTACCAACCTTATTGGGACCCTTCTTATTTTGTTAGTTCATCTTATTCGACATTCAACATTGTATTTCAAATCGACCCACTTGGATCTGATGGTTTATTATCTCAGGATACATATTTAGCTAAGATTGGTGCCACTCAATTAAAAGGACTATTTGAAGAAAGAATTGCCGCCGAGATAGCACAAGCAACCGTTGGATCTATTAACTTAGATACGATAACGGACCCTTTTACCGCATCTCAATTAGCAACAGGACAACAACCATTTTTTGATAGAAATTGGAAAATTTCAGTCCCCGAAAATATTATACTTGCAACAGTATCTTTAGCAAATAGAATATCAGGAACATATTTCCCGGCATCATTTATACCTGGCGATTATTTTGATGAAGTCAATCCTTATACAAACCCAACCCAAACGAGTAACGCTCTTAATATTGCGAATAATCTTACTGGTGGTTTATTATCACCAATTTTAAATAAAACAAGGAACCCTTCTGAAATATTTGTTGCTAACACAGGTAATGGACAAAGATCGGTTTTATTTGCTAGTTTAGATTACAACAAATATAGGCCTTCATACAATAGAGGTATCATACAAGGTGGTGCGGCACTTCTTAATAATTTTATTGATCAAGACACACCTTCTCAAGGTGGGTACTATGTTGGTAGTCCTAACTCAGAACCTAGTATGATTGATTCGCCGGCTAATCAAGTCCCTGTGAATGAATTTGGTGAACAAGTTGCAACAATAGTATATGGACCACAAGAACTTGCTATTTTATATGAGGGAAATATTGGAAGAATCCAAAACGGGCTAGCAGGTAAATCTTATTCAAATGATGGGGGTATTTCAGGACAATTTGTTTGGACCTCACCAAAATATAAAGACAACGCCGGATTTAAAGTCGGCAAAGGCGGCGAAGTTAAAAGTTACGATCAAGAGTTCCCAACTCTACAAAGTGATTACAACAAATATCAATCGACGGATATTGATTTTAGACCGGGATCTATTCTTGATAACACACAAAGATTAGTTGAATCTGCGGACCAAGTACAAGGACAAACAAGATTAAAACACGTAGGTACGGCGATTAACCAAGTATCTAAAGTATTCAACGACGGGTATAAAGAAATCACTAAAGGTTCTCAAGTATTTTCATATACAGACCAAACATCGGGACAAGAGGCTGGTATTGAATATTGTCGATTGTTCACTAAAGACACACCTTATTTCTTTTATGGTGATTTACAAAAAACTGATGGTATTACTCAAAACGGAAGGAGATTTGGGTTCTCTGTGTTAGACAATACTTACAACTTAAACATTGCTCCATTAAGAAACCCAGGGTCAACAAATATTGTGGATGGTAAGGTAAAAAAATATATGTTCTCGATTGAGAATTTAGCGTGGAGAACATCGGATAGACCAGGGTTTACCTATGATGATTTACCTGTTTGTGAAAAAGGACCAAACGGAGGTAGAATTATGTGGTTCCCACCATATAACTTAAAATTTAATGACGATTCAAAACCTAACTTCAACGAAACAACTTTTATCGGTAGACCTGAACCAATTTATACGTACAAAAATACAAGTAGATCGGGTTCAATTTCTTGGAGTATAATTGTGGACCACCCTTCTATGATGAATACAATCATAGAAAAACAATTAGCTAATACACCTAAAGAAAGAATTGACTCTATAATGGATTCGTTCTTTGCAGGATGTGTTAAATACGATATCTATGAGTTGGCAATTAAGTTTAATACTATATCACCAAGTGATTTATTTACATATCAAGAAATATTAAATAACCCAAGATTAACACCTGAAGAATTAACAAGTACCTTAGTTGATATCCCTGTTAATCCTGAAGGAAATACTCCGAAATCCGCAACAGGTGTGGATGCAATTCCTAATCAAACTGGTCCTGAAGCGAATACAACAACTCAAGATCCAGTTACAACAGTATTAGATCAATACGTCGGTTATGGGTTTTATTTTGACAATGATTATCCTGACCCTAGAACAAGAAGAACAACAGCAACACAACCATATAATGTGTGGTATGATCAGTACACCGCACCGGGAGTTAAAACAACTTACCAAGGTAATACAGCACCGGCAAAAGTATTTGTTGGGAATAAAGAATTTAAAAGGGATGGTATAGGAAACTTCTATACCGATGTTATTGAAGGGAACTTTAGTTTCATCCAAAAAAACTTATTAAAAGAGATTGCGGATACATTAACAAACGATGGTACTGTTGAAATAGAGTTAGTTGGATCAGCATCTGCCCCAAACTCACCCGAGTATAATACCAATCTATCTGAAAGAAGAATAGATTCTGTAATTCAATGGATCAATGCCCAACCATTACCAACGGGTAATAAAATTGGTGATTTTGCCGGTAGTATTGGTAGAATTAAATATGTTACAACCCCAAGAGGAGAAAATCTTGTAATCCCAAAAAGTAAAGCAGATGCCGTAAATACTTCAGGTATTACCGTAACTACGTCTGGTGGTACAGAGGTTTTAAATGAAGAGGTAAATTGTACAGTCGATATTAGACAGAATGCGGTTAATGGACCTGTCACTTCTGTATCTCAAAAATACAGTATTCCAGCTATGGCTTGTAGAAGGGTTGCGATTAAAAAAATAACGGTAACTAGAAAACCTCAAGAAACACCACCTGAAGAAACGGTAATTGATGATAACAAACAAACCGAACAATCAGTACCCAAAACAGGTATAACACAAACTATAAAACCACAAGGTAGAGTTGATGTTATTACTAAGATTAAAGAGGGTATATCTAAAAAGATTTTAAGAAATTTATTTACAGAGTGCGATTACTTTGAGGTGATTAAAGAATCAAACCCAATGATTTTTGATAGTATTAAAGACAAGGTTAAATATTTCAACCCCGCTTTCCACTCAATGACACCTGAAGGTTTAAATGCGAGATTGACATTCCTAAATCAGTGTATGAGACCAGGTCAAACAATACCTGTTATTGATACAGATGGTAAACCAAAGTATAATGATGCATTAAATACCGCATTTGGTGCTCCACCAATATTAGTATTAAGAGTTGGGGATTTTTACCATACTAAAATTGTACCTCAAAACTTAAGTATTACTTATGATCCATTACAACTTGATATGAACCCTGAAGGAATCGGCATTCAACCTATGGTTGCAAATGTCACATTAGGATTTAACTTTATCGGAGGACATGGATTAGCAGGACCAGTACAGGAATTACAAAATGCATTATCATTCAACTATTACGCAAACACTGAGATTTACGACGAAAGAGCAACAGCAACTGAAGATACTTCAGCAATTGACAAATATGTTGTTGAAAAGATCACAGGTGGAATTACACCTGTAAGTTCTGCTCAAGCAAGTGCGGTTCAAAATACTGATCCGAAAAGAGGACAACAAACCATTGGTACGCAAGTCGGTGATGTATTAGATTATACACCTGTTCTAACAGAACTACAAGATCAATTAAAAGGATATTTTGATACTTATTTTAATGGTGAATTAAAAGTCCAACAACAAAGTAATTACGGTATATTACAAATAATGAACAACAAACGTAAGTATTCGAAAGGATCTTTAGGTGAATTTAGTACTCCGATTAAAGAAGTTGAACTTTATGGAAAACCAAGTGATTATGAAAATTTAATCGATGGTTTGGTTAATCAAATAATAACTGATATTGATAATCAAACGGATCCGATATCTGCGGGATTAAAGGCGGACCCCGCAAATTTCCCAAATAAAGCTTTAAGAGAAGTTAAAGACAGACTTAAAACATTAGTAGAACCTCAAAAAACTGAATTGAGAAATATTGTTAATAATGGGTTTGCTGATTTAGTGGACTCCCAAGAAGAATTGATATATACGTTTAGAAAATTGAACGTTGTTGATAGTAAATTGGACGGGTATATGGACGCTTCAAATGGGACAGTAACATTTGATTTGAGTGGTGATACTTTCTTTGGTGACATAACAAGTCAAGACAGTTTAAAATATGTTTTATTAGATAGAGTACCTGATTATTTAACAAAGTTAAATACATTCATGAGTGGTACTTTAATAACAGAACCTTCTAAATTTGATACCACACAATACACTATAAACGATCCTTTTACCGGTAATTTTATTACAATACAGGAGAACCGATTCTACGTATGTAACTCAAACATTTTCTTAGATGAAGGTAAATTTAGAGATTTTGTAAATGCATTAACCACGTTAGAGGAGGTTAAAAAGATAGAATCTATGAAATTAAAAATTGAAGAAATCTGTAACAATCTAAAAACGATTTTTAAAGGAGAGTTTGATGC